TCAATTATTTTTCTGTCTACTCAAAGTTTTCTTCATTATGATATAGTCTAATTCCACCATCACTTCTTCCACCTTCTCCTCTGTCACAACTTCTCCATTTCTCGCTTCCTCATGCGGCAACACATAATCAAAAATCTGTCCGTTTTTACGCACGATCATAACTGTGTCTCCTACGATATATCCGTCATCAATAGCTTGCTTAAATTCGTCGTATGTTAGCATAAAGCACCTCCTATTTATTTATTCGTAAAAAGTCTGGTATATTGGACACATTTATATGTACCGAACAAAAAACGCCCTCAATTAAGAGGGTATTCCTTGGTTTCTTGATACTAATTAATTTTCTTTGTTTGTGAATAAATAGACATCAATATGACTCTTTTTGTCTATATCTATCAAATTATTATATCTATAATCTGGGTATTTAAATAAGTCAGCACCTTCCTCTTTCTCGCCTGAGCCGTGAAATTCCCAGTTTCCAGATAGAACTTTGGAATCATACTGATAAAGTTTTATTTCATCGTTCAGCATAAATGATTTTCTCAATCTAACATCAACTTCCTGGAAGGTAACGGGAGATTTTTCAAAAGTTATTTTATATTTCGAGGTATCATCTTTTTTATGCCCATCAATAAAAACGTTCATGTAAATCGTTTTTCCGGCTCCTTTTCTCTCATTAACTTTAACGAGACCACCATTGATTGAATGTATTTGATCTTTTGAAAATACTTCAGCTGATAATGCAAGACCAAAAACATCGACATTATCTCCAACATTAAATTTACCTTCTACAGATGGGTGTAGGTTACTTGATATTATAAAATTATAATCATCAAATTCCCATACTTTAGTTTTATGCTGAGCATCCATAATAACTTGCGTCCCTCTTTTTCCAGTAATGGGTTTATTCACTTTTTTTATAGTATCTCTATTATAAATTTCTCTTAAGGTAGTAGGGGATAATGTTTTATCTACATCCCACCTTGGAGAGTATATATCCTTAATATTAATAGTCTCTTCCGCAGAAACCATCCTAACAGAAAATACCATCAATGACAATACTACTATAAAAAAAGTAGTTGACATATTAACCAAACGACAATTCTGGTGTAAAAAAATTCTCATTTATCTTATATTCTCCTTAATAAATCAATATAGCTATTAAACTATGTTTTTGGAACTTGAACCTCAAAATGCTTAAATCGGAAGTGCTTGAGCAGAATTCTTAAAAGACAATAAACTGAATTCTATAACGCACAGAAATCAATCTGAGCGGTTTTATAATATTCCTCGGTTAACCGACTTTTGACTGATAGTGACAAGCTGCTCTAAGTCTACTAAAACCGTCTAATTCATAAAAATCTATTTAAATAGACTAAAAATTAAATTAAGATAGCATTCAACCACTAATTTTTAGAAAAATCTTCGTTTAAGTAAACATCAAAGTGACTTACTTTACTCATATCAATCGTTTCATTATCTGTATAGTTAGGATGAGTGAATAAATCGGTAAACTTTGTTGTATTATCTTTATAATGAATTCCCCAATACCCTTTTTTACAAATTGAGTTATGTTCATATAACTTTATTCTATTATCGCTCATCAAACTTTTCCTAAGTCTAACATCAATTTCTTGAAAAGTTACAAACTTATTCTGAAATGTGATTTTATATTTTGATTGCTCTTTTAGCGGTATCTGTTCCCCAAAAATATTCATATATATTGTTGAATCAAGTTTCTCTCTGTCACTTGTTCTTATCAAACCTCCATCAACATAATTATATTGTTCCTTACATATCACACTGTAGGATTTTATTAGAGCATAAATATCAACTTCTTCTTCCTTAAAGCGTCTTTCTTGCGCTGGAGAAACATTGCTAGATATAACTTTATTATAATTATCATCGTCCCAGACTCTAGTTTTTTCATTCGTGTTAAATATTAACTGGGTGCCAATTTTCTTTGTTATCTTCATATTGGTTCTATTAATTACATCTTTCGTATAGATATTTTTTAATTCGCTATTAACCAACACAGCATCTGAAAAGACACTCTCAGTAGTGTATAGAGCAAGCGATACACACACAAGGAATAACAAAGTCAAGGTATTTTTTTTCATTTTTTCTCCTAACATTTTTTAAGTTTAATCAATTTGCTTAGCAAGTATACTATATTTAAATAATAATTCAACTATAATTTTAAAAAAACACAAAAAAAACATTATACAGCTATAAAGCTTAATATAATAGGATTTTATGTATACAATTATTTAACAGCATCTATTCAAGATAGCCTACTTCATCAGGTTGGTATGACTAAGTTTTTAACTTATCTTCCCCCCTTTTTTTGTTTTAGAAGATAAAAGAATTTTCTTGATTTTGCACACAAAAAACCGCCCTCAACTAAGAGAGCGGTTGGTTTTTTATTTAAGGAGACAGTGACTAACTACAGTTGTTAAAACAAGTAAGAACATTAAAGAAAAATAAAATGAATGTCTCATGAGAAAATGACGCCATTTATGCCGACACCCATTATCACATTTTGACGAATAGCAGTTACCAAAATTTTTACCTGTAATTCTAGCTACCCACAGCAATAAAGAATACATCAATGTCAATACACCGATTAGCATTAGACTTGAGACAGTAATCATCCTTGATAAATCAAGAGTCTGAAGATCATTACCAATGTCAAATATCGCCCTTGCTACATCTATACCACCAAACATAACAAAAACAAAAGCTGAAAACACTCCTAAGATAGCAATAAAGTCTGTGTAGATTGAAGATTTTGTATTCCGAACATCATCCACTCCTTGCTTAACTTTTTGCAAAACACCGTTAGTCTCTGCGGATTGTTTTTTTAATTCGTCATTTGTAGCTGCAAGGTTAGAAGTTTCTTTTGCTAATGTTTTTAGCTCAGGGATAATCTTCTCCAGAACATCTTTAGCTTCTTGAGAGTTTTTAAGTATAAATTTTTTCTGAGTTTGAGCTAATGAATAATTGCTTTTTATTTTATCGAGGTTTTTTATCAAAATATCTTTTTGTGTATCAGTCCCTGAAAATTCCGAAATAATAAAGTCGATATTTGAGTTTAATTTCTCATTTTCTTCAACGCTATCTTCGTGACTATACACATATTCAGCAATTATTTCATAAGGAATTGTGACATTATCTTTAGCCATTTCCCTATGATAAACCTTTAATAAAGTGTCTTGATTATTTACTGGTGCTTTGCAAAAATTAGCATCTAGTAATAATTCCATAAACGCTGGAGCTATTGTACCCATATTTTAGCCCCTGGATTATGTCCAAAAAAGTCTTTTATTTCTTCGATTGTATATTTAATTCCTTGGACACCGTCCATTATTCTATCCTCATACTTTTTCCAAGGTGTATGGTCATGAGTAATATCAACAAGTTCGAACGGACCGAACCCATGCAGAGCATCAACTGTATTCTCAATCAATTGAGTATTCTCTACTTTTTGTGAGTCATATTCAGTTATCTCTAGGTCAGATAACTCCCCGAATGGGCTGACGCTGAATTCAACATATTCCATAATCATCTCGTCTGTAGAAATGGAAAAAGCTCCAAAACGTTTATATTCATGATAGACATCAGGAACAACCGGTCCATACTTCCACTTTTCCATACTCTCTTCAAAAAGCGGAGCTCCATTTTCAAGAATGTTTCTTACATTAACGAAGTATAATAATTTTTGCAATTTAAGGTTATTAATTTTGTAGCCTTTTTTATTTGAATACTCAATTATATAATTTGCAACAAATAATGCATGCATCTCAATTACACCTCCTTTTTCTTAATTATAACATATTTGTCAAGTACTATATCTTGTTAGCTAAAAAGTTAGCTAACACTACATCTTGATTAGGATACCAAAAAACAGCCCCCGCAAAAAGCGAGGGCGTTTGTCTTATCTAATTTAATTTACCCCAAATACTGATGCGGTTCCCGTCTTTATCAGTCTGTCCAATAGCTAGGTAGTTACGCATACCTAAGCCTCCAACATAGCTAATCCAATAATAGCCATTAGCGTAGCCCTCGCTATCAAAGCTGACAGTATCACCTTGCTTGTAGATACCTACAACCTCGCTGGCTAGACTTGGCCAACGCCTAATATTAATCTCTGCGACATCAAGGGTAAAGGTGCCTGTTTTTGCTGTCTCTACGATAGTGTCCGAGTTTTGTGGTGCTGTATCTACTGTCTGGTGAGTGTGATCAACTGGCAATCTAATCCAGCCAATAACGCCAGTAAAGTCGCGGATATTAAAGCGAGCGGGTCCGCCTACCTGCAGACTATCCCAGTTACCGTCAATATTTTGCTCAACAGTTTTAATCGTATAGCCATCACTATCCTCGATGACAGCTCCTGTATGTCCGTAGGGACTACCAGCTACCTCCATGACAAAAAGGTCACTAGCTTTGGGATTGACTCCAGGGGCATTATATATGACCTCTAGCCCTTGCGCAGATGCGCTATTTAACAGGTCTATGGCATTACCCCATAAATCAATGCCGAACCAGTTTTTGACGATAAAACATGGTAAGTCAGCACACTGCATTATCCTTTAATTATAAGCCTCTCCGTAATTTCATTTCTGAAAATACTTGTATAGCTTATAACACTCTTTCGAGCTCTTGCTTTCACAAGAGATGAGACTATATCTTCAATCATAAATCTTCTACTTCTATATATTTTAAATTGGTGTTATGCTCTTTATTATATTTTTTTATAGCGTTAACTCTAGCTCTGTAAGCTTCTAGCGGACTGTCAAAAGTCCCAACTTGGATGTGTTTACGATTAACATGAAACACTGCAGAATAACGCCCTTTTTTAGAAGTGTTTTCTGTGACTCCGGTAAAACCTGTCTTATTGTGGTAGGTTTTACGATTGTTGCAATTCTCTTTAGGTAGAACCCAACGGCAGTTTTCTTTACAATAATTTCCGTCGTTATCAATCCTATCAAGCTGATGTCTGTCACTTGGCGGAAAACCCATATCGTTCAAAAATATTTGAAAATCATTCCACTCATCGTTAAACGTAATCCCTCGACCACCATATCTATGGTAGTGTTCGTAATTTGGATTCGTACACCTTTGACGCATCCCTTTCCAGGCTCTATGCACCTTTGTTCCGCTATACCCATGTACCATCTGGCGCTCTTTGGCTTTTATCGTAGCTAGACATCCGCATGATTTGCTTTTTCCAGTCCTAACTTCTGTCAAAATCATATTTTTCTTAGCTCCACATAGTAAACACTCACAAAAAGCTAGCTTTTTATTGTGTTTGTTTTTTCCTGCGTAGCTAATTACTCTCAAGTTATTAAAAACATTTCCAATTTCTTTTATTTCAGTAGTCTTCATAGGTTAAACCTCAAATTTCATCTAACCTATTATATCATAATTGCCCCGTGCTGTCTTGCGATTGCAAGCACTTAGTCGTTGAAGCTTCCTCTACTGTTACCATAGAGGCTCGCCTGCTGATTTCCCAATCATTGTAATTTTTTAACCGTCACGCTCTCTGTTGCCAGACACGTTGTGGCTTACAATGCTCTAAGGGAGTCCCAGCAATTCTCGGGGTTAGGAACCCAATTTACTAAGTTCCATAAGCACCATCTTTATCAACTCCCATGCCTGAATTGGCAAGGTCGACACAGTATTTTACAATCTCATTTGCGGTTGTCATTGTTTCCTCCTTATTACTTTTTAAGACTTCGGCATCCCAAAACTGCAAGCCATTCTCCTTGATAATTTGGATAAGTAGCTCCGCATATCCACTCGCAGTAGCATACCCTGCATCTTTAATAGCATGGCAAGCCTTTTTATAGTCAGTCTCACCAACGACTGCCTTATAGCGTGGATTGTCGTTTAAAAATTTGCCGTGATCAAGAATTGACTCATCCCAACTACCGTAAGCCCTAAAGCGGTCTACAATATCCGTCACAACTCCTGGTTGATACTCCTCTTGCGTCTTAGTATCAAATGACTTACCAGTCCAAGAGCTATCAGCCTTAATCCCAAATAAAGCGTTATGTGGGGCATGTTTGCCCCAACCGCTCTCTAAGATTGCTTGTGCTGCGGTCAAGGATGGCAAGATTTTGTACTTAGTCCAGCCATCTAAGCAGCCTTGCTTAATGTTATCTAAAAAGGTCATCTGTCCTCCTCATCCAAAAACGGATAAAAGATAAGAGCAACCACAGACATCGGCACATACAGTATTGCGATTGCTAGTATTAACGCTAATCGTGTGATTGCTCGCATGTCCCCTCCTATTGTTTTGGTTCGTGGTAAGTCAATGCTTGCTCACTGTCTGACAGGCCTTGTGTGGTTGGATCTGTGACAACACCGAGCAATACTAAAAGCGTCACAGCTGTGTTAGCAATATCCGCAATATTGGATGGTAGTTTAATACCTAATTGCTGTGCCAGTAAAAAGATAGCTCCCAAAATAGCCATCAAAGTTACTTTGTTTTGTAGTCGTAATTTTAAATTGATCATTTGATTTCTCCTCTCATCATATCTTTTAAATCTTTAACATCATCTGTTAAATTTTTAATTTGCTCTGTCATTGTAATCAACGTTTTATTTTGCTCAGCGTGCTCTTCAAGCCGCCGAGCATTTTGGCGTGTAACAATTTTTAAATGCTCTACCTCAGATTGCAACAAAGTAATATCTGTCGCATGCTTGATGGATTTTGCATTAAAAATATTGTAAGTCGTGACGATAGCTAAAATAAAGCCACCAACGCCAAATATCAACTCTGTTGCCATAAACCACCTCTAATCTTGTTTAACCAAATCAGCGTACTTGATAACTGTTACTTTGGCTTCTGACTCTAGCTCCTCTAAGGTTTGTTTGTCATACTCAAATGCTTCGTTAACGTGTACGAAGACTAGGTTCCCTTCGCCTGCTTCACCGTCTTCCTCTTTAGTACTGTCGACCACCGTAAAGACATCATACGCTTGATACTCACCTTTTTTGGCTGGCTCGATTAGCTCAAGCATGCCTTTATAAATGTCAGAATCAATCTTGCCGCCGCTCATTAACATGTGGATCGTTTGTAAGTTAATCATCTTTTGCGTGCGCTCTGCGGACACCTTAGCTAGTCCAGCAGCTGTTTGAGCAGTTTTGGCAGTCTTAGCGGTTTCCTGTGAGATTTTTTCAAGGTCGTCTACCTTTTGCACGGCTTCGCCCATTGCAATTTCAACGTATTCAGATTTTTTAAATTCTTCCAAAGTAGCTTTGATAATCTCTGTGTCATTAGTCGAGATTAAGTCTTGCTTAACAAGTTGAGAGATGACTGAGCCATCCTCAGCAGTGATAATAATATGTGTGCTTGCGACTGCTCCTGTGCTGTCAAATTGTGGGTATTTTCCTGTCACTTTCCAATTTCTCATGGTTATTCTCCTTTTTTACTTTCTTCAAATTGTTCCAAAATGTTGTCGATAAGAATGATTTCAGATGATGTAAATTCATCTTCACACTCTTCTAAAAAGTTTAAAAAGTCAATAAATCGCTTGGAGTACTCACCCCCTTTAATCACAATTTCTTCATCTGCTAGCTCGTTGAGTAGGTCGTTGAGCTCGTCGAGTTTAGCGGGGTCTGCTAGCTTGATGTTTTTGTGCTCATCAATGACAAATTTGTCATCTTTATCCTTAGCTGCATACATATCAATTAAGTCGGTCTCATCTTTTGCATACTCATTGATTTTATCGACTACTTTGGCAAGCAGCTTAGCACGGCCACGATTAGCACGCATATTAGTGATTTTGATTTTGTCTAGTACACGATATAGTGTATTGAGTTCTTTATTTTTTAATGTTAAATCCATTGTTTCTCCTATTAAATTTTGTTGATATGATTATTTAACTCGTTAGTGACCGCATTTGTAAAATTGCCATGAACGGTATTCCAGCCGACGTTAGCTAAGTGCTTCCAACAACGGCCTAAGGCTACTACGGCCGCATACAAGTCATTCATATCGAGTACTTTAGTCATTTTGTCCGGCCTAAATTTAAAGCCTCTATTGATGCTAAAGTCATCTGCAATAAGTACACTATCACCATAAATTTCTGTTTGGTCGACTGCCGCAGTGTGGTTGTAGCCTGTAGCGTGCCTAAAGCAACGCATACCCGCAAAACGTCCAGATGACGCACTGTTGACCCCATCACCAGATGAGGTGATACCAATAGAGGCATATAGTGCCGAACCTGTATAACCTTTTGGTGTGGCATTACTAAAATGTACAAAAGCAGTGTGTGTGTCGTCCCTGCGGACCAGAGCGTTATCACGACTGTTAAAGTTGATGGTCGCATTACTATTAAAATCCATCTTAGCCGAGCTAAGATCAATAAGCATAGCGCCATTACGAGCTTTGATGACTTTGCCCTCGAGCAAATCAGTGATAGCATAGCCAATTTTAGCTTTGATAAAGTTAGCGTCTAAACCAACGATACTACTTGCGTTAAGGTTAATTACTCTAATCCTAGCAGCGTCAATCGTGCCTGCAATAATCTGATCAGCCCTAATCTTGATAGCCTCTGCTATCTTTGTGGTAAAGGTGCCGTTGACAGTCGTATTGCCATCGAGAGCGATGTGTTTACCTGCGATTGTTACTCCGTAGGAGTTGAGGTTAATTGCTGAGATAATCTCATTACCAGACATTTTGGCATTAATGCCGCCAGCCTTTTGGATAGCTAATTTAATGCTGTCTCCAGCGCCACTAATAATACTCATGACACCATCTCTAGTAACCCGCTGCTCAATTTGTCCTGCTAGTTGAGTAAGGCGTGATTGGATTTTACCAGTCGGGGACCCCACATCACTCTGCAAACCTCTAACTGTATGGGTTAAGCTACTGTAATTATCTTCCGCATCCTGCAAACGACGCTGATAACTCTCTAGGTCTTGCTGCACACGACTGACAGCACCTGTCCTGTCTCTAATCTCTTGTGAGATTTGGCTAGTTGTTGACTGCTGTACAGCTCTTAGTCCGCTGATTTGAGACTCGAGCTCTATCCTCATGCCTTGATTACTACGAGTAAACTCAGCACGTAAGCCCGCAAGCTTACTCTCGTAGGCCTCTGTAGTGCCGCTTGAGGTTGTTGTGATCTTAGCCGATAACTGTCTTAGCTCGTTATCATACTTTTGTGATAATCCTTGAGCGGTTGCTTGTATCTCAGCTTGTAAACCGATTTTATCATTGGCTAGTTGAGCTTTTAGGCCGTTAATGCCAGACTGGTAACTTGAGGATAAGCGCCTATCAGCATCTCGATACTCACGCCTGATACCATCAATGGTATCATTGATGAGCGCTAGCTTTTTATCAGTATCCTCGCTGATACGTGTAGCGACACCTCTGGCGGAGTTGACTATCTCGGTCTTGATCTTACCGTCGTAGTATTCCTGCAACATCCCACGGTTAGTCAGCTTAATTTTTGACCAAAGCTGGGAATTAGCAGTATCTGTCAGCTCTAAGCTAATCTCTTTGAGGTCTTTAAATAGTCCAGTCGGATTACCTGTACCCTCAACTACTACTGGCGCAACATAGCTAGTAGCTTGGTCTCCTCGCTCAATCATGAGCTGATTAAAATGCGCTGTGCCTAGACACTTGCTAGCTAGTCTGACTTTTGGGTTGTCGTCCTCTGCGGTAAATGTGTAATGCACACGTCCATCCTTACCAATAACGAGATTTGACTCGTCTAATGTCAACGTTGGATCTCTACTCATATTTCCTCCTCTTTACACTTGCTTATCCATTAAGAGTGCTTTTAATTTTTTGACTTCACTATCAACATAAGCTTTAGTTGCCGCATGATCATCCGCTGTGGGATTCTTGAGTTTCAGGTTGCCATCAATCTGCGAAGTTTTCTTGGCATAAAAACCACCGTCATGCTTGACGTAGAACTTATCATCACCAAGATTTCTAATCCTAAGCAACTTCCCTGTCGTTCCTGAGGTTGAGTTAATGTAGATTCCTTGAGCAGCAGTACCTTTTCCGCCTTTCTGTTTTTTAACGATATCAATAGATAACGCTGCAGCGTTTTCATCGTAATTTGCCTCAACGTTTGGGTTTTCGTGTGTGATTTTGAGCGTTCCCAATGCTTTTTCGACGCCTCTAATTTGCATCGCACTACCATTTTCATTGCCGCTAGTAATATTAAGCGCAGAGGAAAAATTGGGGGTGGTTGGCTGACGCATCGCAATATTAACGGCATTAGTCTTACCGCTGTAATCGACAAAAAGCGCTGATTGATTGAAGGTCTCTTTACCCGTCCGCAAGCTCATTAACGGCCCATCACTGGTATCATTGTTAGAATAGACAACAACACCAGCACCTTCCGA